CTCAAATACATGGGAATTATATAATTGTAACTTTTTGATACATAAAGAAAAAGAGAATATTAAGAAATCCCCATTTGTGTGGATTTGCTGATAAATTAGTGTAGTAAATCGCAATGAGTCCATGTCCTATTCAAATTCTACCAATTCTGATCTAACTCAAGAGGAATGGAAAGAGTTGGTAGCTTTGAAAAAGCAAATCAATCAAAATCCTGCTGCTGTTCACCCCGATAAGATGGAACTTTTCACCGAACTTTTGGTTCGTTCCTGGGACGCAAAGTGCGAACCCCCCGACACAACTATTTGGCGCAAAGGTCACCCGATGGAAGAATGATGACAGACAAAGAACGCTTGACATTTCTTGAAGACAAGGTTAGAATTTTGGAACAAGAAAACATTGAAACCACCAACGCATTGTATGAACTGGAGAATCGTCTTCAGGCACAAATTGATGCGTTGATTAATTATACCATGTCACTAAAAGATTGGGAGAGACCAAATGACGTATACTGAAGATTCTCTAAAAGTCAGTGAGAATGATGACGGCACCCTTGCTATTGAATGGGATCCAAATGACCCAAAGTATGCTATTTTTAATGAAATGACTCAGGAAGAACTACAGGAGTATTTTACCAAAGCATTAGAAGAATTCATAGCAAAATGTCAGGAAGATGAATCAAACAATACAGGATCTTAAATACATGGCACAGTATAGTGATGAAGTGTTGATGAAAATGGAATACGATGCCGTGAAGAAAGAGCGTGACTCGTGGCGTCGTAACTTTGAAGAACTCAAAATTAAATATGAAGAACTTCAAAACATCTATGTTGAAACAGAAGATGAACTGAATGAGTATCGTGATAAGTTTATCAATGAAGCTCTTCAGCATAACTATCTGAAGGATGATTACGAATATCTACAGCGTGATATGTGCGATGTTAAGTCTCGCTTATCAGTGCTTGAAGCATTCATGAGAAGCTCTAATGGGTGGAGTGCTTGACACGGCGCTGGATCTCCTGTATATTACATAGGTAATCGAGAGACACCCAAGTGACTTCCGCTTTTCTCACCAAAGACTTCAGCGACTATTGCGCTCAGCAAGATGCTCGCAATACTCTTCAACTTAATGTTGTCAAGTGGGTATGGCAATTCTGTGATGCTCTGCGTGATGCTGCTCCCGAAGGTTATGATTATACCTTTGTGTCTGGCAAGAAGTATCACAAGATCATCATGATTGACAATGGTGGTCAACGTTCTGTTCACGCTTTTGTTGACAAGAAGACGGGTGAAGTCTACAAGTCTGCGTCTTGGAGGCAACCTGCCAAGGGCGTTCGTTACGATCTGCGTCTGATTCGTGATCGTGAATATCTGTTTGCCCACGCTGATTGGGCAGGCGCTTACCTTTACATGAAGTGATTTTATTATGACTTACGTTGTTCAACTCTACGTCGGTGGCAAGGTCTTCAACGAAGAAGTCCAAGCTGTAAATCCTCAAGATGCGAGGGAAACTGCTCTCGCTCGTAATCCCAAAGCAAAAGTAATCGGAGTCAACGTTAAATTCTGATGGTAACCGCAATCGTTGGTGGTATTATTCTTGCCACATTCTCTGTTATGTTCTACCTTGATGACCGTGCTGGTGGTGGTCTCTATGACCCCGACCCGTCCGCGTCTTATCGGTATCGGCAACAGCATAAGCAACGCTGATCGTTCAACCCCTTGACTCCAGCGCCCAAATCCAGTATATTACATAGGTAATCGAGACACACCCCCGATGGTCTTCCACTACACTGCTGGTCGCGGCAAGCAAGGCACCCTGACTCTTGTTCCTTCTATGTCTCTTCGCAACCCTGAATATGTCTGTGTTGCTGAGGTTGAAGGTAACAGCATGGTGGTTTCTAATCCTCGCCCGTTGAATGAAGCACTTAACTGGGCACAAAACTATTGTGGTTCTTTCTGTCTTCTCTGATGGATATTGTTAATCTTTCTGTGCTTGCCACCTACATTCTTTTAGTTGGTGGCATCGTATTCTTTTTCAAAACCATTTACCGCTGAACATCATGGCAACTCGCTCTCGCATTGGTATTCAACTCGCTGACGAATCTGTGCTCTCTGTGTATCATCACTGGGATGGTTATCCTGAGTGGCTTGGTCGTATTCTGAAGACTCATTACAACACCAAAGATAAAGTTGCTGAACTGATTGATGGTGGTGACATGAGCACTTGCTGGAACGATAACAACGAACCTGAGTATTATACTGATCGCGGTGAAGAGTATACTCCTCCTCGCCTTGATGAAAACAAATATGATTATCTCTGTGGTAACAACTCTGGTGAAGAGTATGCTTACCTGTATGTAAATGGTGACTGGGTGTGCTACAATCTTCATCTGTTTGAAGAAAACACTATGCCCACCATCGCTGAAATTCCTACTGGAGCACTCGCATGTTGAACGAAGAACAAGTTATTGACGTAACATCTGAAGAAGTGGTGGAGGAGGAGAATTCTCCTTCTCCCGAAGAGAATACTCGGGTTAATTACGTTAGTCAATATGTAGATTTTAAAAAGCAAACATACAAGTATAAACAACTGAAAAAACAAATTCAAAACAACATCAAGGCACAACGCGGCTTTGGTTATACCTACAAGGAGATTGATTATGACTCGTAATTCTGGATTTATTGACCCTACCGTTGCTGCTGTTGCGCTTGGTGTGGGTGTGTTTGCTGCCATCGTATTCATCGGTGGTCCACAATATAATGTGTGGCAACAATCTCTTGCTGGTAAAGCAGAACTTCAAAAAGCAGAATATACTCGTCAGGTAGCAGTGTTGGAAGCACAAGCAAAGAAAGATAGTGCTCAACAGCTTGCTGAGGCAGAGATTATTCGTGCTGGTGGTGTTGCTAAAGCAAACCAAATCATCGGTGATTCACTGAAAGATAACCGTGAGTATCTTCAGTATCTGTACATCACTGGTATTGAAGAAGGTTCGCAGAAAGGTAACGTGACCATCTATGTGCCTACTGAAGGTGGTATGCCTGTGCCTACACTTCAGATGAATAAGTAATCGTTACGGATTGCTAACATGGGGTTGCCAGATCCCCTCAAAACTGGTATTATACTTCTATTCTTGATCCAAACACATGATTGCTTCTGTTGCCGAACACAATTTTGTTTCTACTTATTGGGATGCTATTGCTTGTGATCCTGATTCTTGGTGTTACACTCCTAGTACATACAATATTGATGGTGTTGAACTTGTCGGCACACCTCATATGATGAAGTGGGATCTTTTGAATCCTTGGAAGAATCCTGGTCGCGCTTTTGGTGCTAATCTTGGTCAGGTAGAAAAACTTAAATTGGATATTGAAACTAATGGCATTGATACTGACAAACCTGTTATTTACTATGATGTAGATACGCTTGATCGTATCAATGGTGAGCATCGTTTCCTTGCATCTAATATACTTGGTATTGATGGATGGATGGCGCAAGGTGTTCGTTTTGCCGATGAAGTAGCAAAGATTAAGTTTGCCCTTGCTTCTAATAAAAAGCGTGAAGATGTTTACAATCCTCCTTCCCGCGAAGATGTAGAATCTGCTATTCGTGCTCTCATCAATCTTGGTGCTATTATCACTGACGAAGATATTAAAACCGAAGTCCGTTTTCTTGGTACTGGAGCTATTTCTGAAAGTTCTATCAAATCTGTATACAATCGTTTGATTGCTGAGCGTATCTTTAGTGGTAAAGTAACTTCAGAAACTCGTTTTACTGATTGGAATGATGAGAAACTGGATCTGTTTTTTCAAAATACTGAAGATCCTTGGGTGAATGAGTATTGGAACAATACTTCTGAGTATACCATGTATATCAACATGAACAATTTTGATTCTCGAATCAATAGTCTGATTAACATGGCGGCACAAGCATCTGCTGCCAACAAACCTCTTCACCTGCTGATTTCGGTTAAACTCTATCAAAAACAAGAACTTGATACTACTCGCGCAAAGGTATTTACCGATGATTTGAAGAGCGTTGAGCGTCAAATCTGTACTATCATGGGTATGATTCATGAACGTTGTGGTTCTAATTTTCCTTGGAATCATGTTGAGTGTGAACATCGCTTTCTTGCTCAAGATCTACAAGAAGAAGATCCTGCTAAGCTTTACTATCTTGTTTGGAACTGAGCAATAAGGAATGCTTATCGGCAGGGGGCTTGCGCTCCCTGCTTTTTCGTGCCATACTATATTCATACAAACGACATTCACATGAAACTTCGTCCCCACCAGCAACGTGCCATTGATGCGATGCTGACTGCCACCCACGGCAGCGTCTATGTGCCCACTGGCGGTGGCAAGACCCTGATTGCCATTATGGACCTTGTGCGCCGTCTGAGCGCCTCTCAGCGCCCTCTCACGGCGGTTGTTATTTGTCCCAGGTTGCTGCTGGTCAACCAGTTGTGTGAGGAATACATGGAGGTTATCAACACCTACAACATGAATGTTGAGGTGCTTCATGTTCACTCTGGCGACACTCATTATTACAGCACCACCAAACCTGCTCAGATTGCTGTTCACACTGGCGTCTGTCTTGCTGCTGGTGCTCATCAGGTTATCTTCACCACCTATCATTCTCTTCACCAGATTGTTGAGGCAGGTATTGACATTGATGTAGCTTACTTCGATGAAGCGCATAATGCTACCAGCAAGCAGTTCTTTCCTAAAACTGCTATGGTTTCGCAGATGTCTGACGCTTGCTATTTCTTTACTGCTACTCCTCGTCAGTCTAAGAATCCGATGGGTCGTGGTATGAACAATTCGCTTGTGTTTGGCAAGGTTCTTCATACTGTACCTGCTCAAGAACTGATTCAGTCTGGTAGTATCATTCCTCCTCAGATTGTTATTCATGAGCAGGACATGGTGACTCGCACTAAGGATAATGCTGCCAACTGTGACAGCAACACTGTGCTTGATATTATTGACAATCTTGATGCTGATGCTGGTCAGAAGATTCTGGTAGCAGCACCTAGCAGCAAGATTATCTGGGGTATGGTAGCACAAACTGCGATGCTTCAGGAACTGTCTGAGCGTGGTTATGATGTGCTTCACATCACCGCCAAGCATGGTGCCTATGTCAACAAGCAGAAAGTGAATCGTGAGGTATTCTTTGACACGCTGACTGCGTGGGGCAAAGATCCTAATCGTAAGTTTGTGGTGTTTCACTACAGCATTCTGTCTGAAGGCATGAATGTTCCTGGTCTGACGCATTGTGTGCTCCTTCGTAACCTCAACATTGTGGAGATGGCGCAAACGATCGGTCGCGTTATCCGCATGAATATGGATGATGCGCGTGACATTGCGGAAGGTCGTATCACTGCTGGTGACCTGGGTAGCTATCGCAAACCGTTTGGTTTCGTGACTGTGCCTATCTACGGCAACTACGGTGCTCAGATTCAGAAGCGTCTTCAGAATGTTGTTGATGCTATCTTCGTTCAGGGTGTCCCTCCCACTTCCATTATCGCATAATTGTCAAGGGGGCAGCGGGATGACCTGTTGCCCCTTTCTCGCAGCCAGATCACCGAAAAATACCAAAGTACAAACGAACACCTATGATTACTAAAGATGGATATGCCGCAGTGCCCTGGTATGACACTAAATACGTTATACTTTACAATGGGCAGCAGATTGCGGACGTAAATTCGGCAGCAGAGGCGGTCGCCTACATTCGAAATCAACAAAAAAACACGAAAACAAAAAAGCCCAAGGGGCGGGGCAAATTGCCGCTTGAGGGGGGTTGACAGACTCCCACCGCCCATGCTATATTCTATTTGTTCTTTCAACGGGCAATCGAGTCCGAGAAATTCATGAAACAATTCTGGCAAGAAGTTCTTACACTTCCTTACAAATCCAATTCGCAAGACAATCCGCTTCACGAACAGCAAGTAAAAGATTTGCTTGACAAATATGGTTATACATATGTGTATCAACCGAATGGTTCACAGGCATCGCCTGACTTTCGCGTGACACTTCCCAGCGGTAAAACTGTTGACATTGAATGTAAGTCTTCGAAACAAACATTTCCTACATACAACGGTGGACTTCCTAAAGAAGGTGTAGTCTATATCTTCAGCACCAAGAAATACAACGATACAACAATTTTCTTTGCTGATGATGTAGTTTCTCACCGTAAGCGTGAACTCTACGCTCAACTGGTGGAAGATCTCAACGCTGTTCTCAAAACTTATCAACTGGATGAGGAATGGCAGAACGATAATCGTGGATTTGACTTCTACATTCGCAACATGTATACTCAGTCTGGTGGTAAAGACAAAACCGATTATTTCACTCATGCCGACAGACAAACCTGTGAATTCAACGTTCTCAATCACAACTGGTAATTGTCAAGATGTTCTCTCCACATATGGGGAGAACACTTTTCATTCTTGTATCACTGATCCTCCCTATGGTATGGGTATGGATCACTGGGATCATTCTGTGCCCAGTGTAGACATCTGGCGCGAGGTGTTTCGTACACTTCGCCCTGGTGCTTTTTGTTTAGCTTTCTGTTCTCCTGAATTGTATCATCGTCTGGCGGTGAATGTGGAGGATGCTGGGTTTGAAATCAAGGATCAGATTATGTGGATGACCACCACCAAGATGCCTAAACACAATCGTCTCAAACCCGCACACGAACCGATTGTAGTGGCACAGAAGCCTTACAAAGGCACACTCAAGGATAACTTTGAGCAGTGGGGATGTGGTCTGATTGATGTTGAGAATACTCGTGTGCCGTGGGATAAGAAACCTCCTACTGGTTGGGTGAAAGGTGGTGCCAGTCGCCGTACATTTGGTCGTGATGGTAACACCAAAGGTTCTGGTGCTGAGTGTGGGACAGTGGATGCGAATCCTGCTGGGCGTTATCCTTCCAATATTATTGGTGAAGTAGATTCAGAGCATCAGAAGTATTTCTATGCTCCCCGTGCTACTCGTAAAGAGAAAGGAGATTTCAACGACCATCCTACAGTCAAACCGATTGATTTGATGGCATATCTTATCAGAATCTATTCTCCTGTCAATTCTACGGTGCTGGACCCCTTCTGTGGTTCAGGCAGCACAGGCGTTGCGGCGATTGAAGAAAATAGAAATTTTGTAGGAATTGATTTGTCACAACACTACACAGACATAAGCACAACGAGAATACAATCTGTGATTGATAAGCAACGCTCATCGGCTGGGCGCTTGACTTTTGCTGACTGATGCCCTATATTACTAAGGTAATCAAGGGAACCGACATGACCCCGCAACTGACCAGCAAAGATGGTAACATGGTTGTTGATTTCTATCCTGTGAAGACGCCGTATGGTGACATCAGCAAGGAATGGTTTCTTCGTGCTGTGACTTTTGCTCCTCATGGTCAAGTGTCTAAAAAGTTTCTGAATCGTATTGAGATGGCACTGGATATTCGTGAGCGTCTTGCTCATGGTTATATCGAAACCCGCGACAATTCGAATCTTCCTCAACTCGGTAATCCTTTTCACGGTGCTTGCTGATGTCTTCTAAGTACATTGTAACTTTTACATTGCTGTTTGCGGCAATGTTTGGTTGGAACGCATTTCTCATTGTGCGTGACAATAAATTGTTTGATGCTTATGATGCGAAACAGAAACAGTATTGTGAGCAACTGAAAGTTTGGCATCCTGATTGTAAATGACACACGCAATTTATCAAGGTGAACCGCTGTTGTATGAAGAGTATATTCTACTTCAGGATATACTGTTAATGCTGGTGGATTCTGAGTTTGTCAGTAATCTTGATACAACAGAGCGTGAAATCTTCGAAGATTTGTACAACAAAATCATGACCGCATAATGGAAAAACTCTCTCACTGCCCCGCATGTAACGCGCTGTGGCATACGATTCCTATTCCCGAACATCTTCACGATTCATACTCTCCTCCCTATTTCTATTCGAGAGTCATCGCTCTTCAATCGTGGGAGACAGATAGAACACATTCTTACCATTGCCCTGACTGTGGCACAATCTTTAATCTTGACGGTACACTTAAAGGAGAAACTGTATGACTATTATTGCTATCATGGCTGGATTTTCGTTTGGTTATTCTATCATGGACATCATTCAAAACTATCGTGCCAACAAACGTTTGGAAGGATTCATGAAAGAGTTTGAGAATCATGATTGATCTCTTCCTTATTACACAACTCATCGCACACAATCCAGAACATCAAAAATTCTGTGCCACTGCGCTTAACATTCCATACGCTACAGATAATATCACTGATAAAGAATGGAATGACTTTCAAAATTGTATGAAGTTCTTTGCTCGTAGATCTCTTGACACTCAATAGATTTTCTGTTAAACTGAATCAAGTCGCAACTAACGCTATGAACTACGTCGCACTTGGTAATGAGATCTTCTGGCAACAACCTGATGGTCTCTATGTGCGCTCCAATGGTAAAACAGAACGTATTACCATGACTCATCATAATGATGAGGATATTGAGTTCTATGCGTCTCTATTCTACTACATAGAGCAGATTAACAGTCTCGCTCGTGAACGTCAACTTCAACTTACAGACAAAGTAAAATGATTACTCTCTCCCCGCTCACTCCCACTAGCTACAAAGTGATTATTGATTCTTCTGATCTTACTGATGAAGAACGCACTAAGTTACTCAGAAAGCGTGATCTCTTTCCTGCTGAGTTTGTTCACATGTTGATTGATGCTCTACCCGAAGATCAAACCTTCGCTTCCTATGACCATTATAACATGACTCTCTATGTCGCATGAACAACAATACAATGAATTAATTGACTGGGCGGGGGATCGTATTGATTCCCTGCTTTCTACAGCCAAGAAACGTAAAACACCAAAGAATAAAACATACTATCGTCTTAATGCTCAAGCAGTAGAAGAAGAGTTCTTTGATTGGTTTGCTGCTAGACATTCAGATAGTAAACAAAACGTACTCTTTATACCATATCATAAGAGTGTAGGTAATGATAATTGGAATCCATATAGAGATAAGTAATAGAGTTTTCCACAGGTTGTGGAAAAAGTGTTTGAAATTGTTACATAATTTAAATGGTTAAAAAAATAGGTATTGGTTCTTTATAGTGCTATTGAGAATCATTAGCAATAAGGTGTATTAAGTTGTCAAGGTGCCTCAGAGACCTCGTATATGCTACGAAATGTCTGAGTTTGTTGTAGTCTTAGCACGCGACCTAACGATTGTCAAGCCTTTGTCAGAAAACTCAAAAATCTCAAAATCCCCAAAAATCTCAAAAATCTCAAAACGGCAAAATCTGAGAATCCTGTATTTCCAAGGGTTTTCGAGTTTTTCGAGTTTTTAGAAAACTTAAAATTTGAGTTTTTTGAGATTTTTGAGATTTTTGAAGTCTTATAATTATAACTTATGGTTATAATAAGCAGAACTTATCAAAAAAGGGTTGACAAGACTGGAAAAGACTGGTATTATTACTAAGTAATCAATCAAAGGGATTCAATGACTGTTAAAAACTACCAGGATCTTCCTAGTTCTGCCATTAAAAACATTGTTATTGATACTGAGAAGAACACTGTAGCCATTGAATATAACAATGGTAACAAACAGTATACTTACAGTACCGAAGATGCTGAGGGTTTTGATCAGCAACTGTTGGCAGAATTCGACACCGAAGATGTTTCGGTGGGACGATTTGTGAGTCAGAGTGTCAATCAAGGCACTCTGAAACTGCTGGTTGACTGACCCTACCACACACTAAATAAGTTTGTCAAGGGGTAAAGACACCAATTTGGTTGTCAATATCCCTTACAGACGATTCTAGACACCTCTCAGGACACATTTCAATCTAATGGCTAAAGCAAAGGGAAACAACTTCAAAGAATTCTATAACGACTTCGATGAATTTGATGAGCAAGATTTAGAAATCCAGTATGGCGTGAAAGTACAAAACAAGGGACGAACTCCCAAGAAGCAGAAGAAACTTAAGTTTGACGGTGATGATATACAATGGTAAGTAAAAGTTTTCCACAGATATAACAAAACCTGTGGAAAACTATTGAAAGTTTTCCACAGCCCTGTGGAAAACTCTATAAGCCCCTCTAATCTGACCCATAAGCAAAGGTGATGGTTAGGGGGGTTGACTTTCACCCCCACCCCTGCCATACTAACTAAGTCAAGAGCAAACGACCCATGCGCCTCATCGAACGCCAAATGAACGCTGCCATCACCCGTGAGGTTGATTGGCGTGGTGACAATACCAGCGTCATGAATATTGATGGTGTGTCTCAGGTTCGCCTTCATGGTAACTTGATTGCCGAGGTTGGTGACAATTGGATTCGCCTGTTTGATGGTGGTTGGCAGACTGTCACCACCAAGTCTCGCCTGAATGCTATTCTCACCGAGCATGGTGTTCCTGGTGAGCGTGTCTTTCAGAAGAAAGGTCAGTGGTTTGTGAGTCAAGCGGGCGGCGCGATTCCTTTCTTTTCTGGAATGCGTCTGAATTAAAGATTCTGAGGTTTCTGAGAATTTTACGAAATCTTGAATTCTCAGAAACCTTGAAAACTTAAAATTCTCAGAAACCTCAGAATCTTTAAGTTTTTAAATTCTAACAAAACTTAAAATTTATAACTTTAAAGTTATAAATTTAATTAACAATCAAAGGAGTTAATGAATGACCACTTCTGAAATGTACACTGAAATTGTAGAACAAGAAATGGCTGATATCTTCCTTGATGAAGATGGTTACATTGTTGATGATTATTCCATTGATAATGTAATGGAAATTGAATATGATATCTAATCATATTCAATCCCTTTAGTATACCTTACCCCCAACAACATTATGACCAAAGAAGTGATGCTTTCCCTGCTCAATCGTGCCGCTGATGGTAACGAACTGATGGCAGTTCTTGACACTCTGACCGAAGATTCGGTGGATGAGTATCAGAATTCTCCTACCCTTGAGACTATCGAATTCTGATATCATTGTCAAATAACTATCTCTAATATGTAACATAAGCAATGCTTATCGCTCAGGGGGTTGACTTTCACCCCCTGATGATCTATTCTACATTTGTTCACGAGATTTCATGCCTGACACTTACACTTTCACTGGCGACGCTGTTACTTTCCTCGGGTTAGTTGGTGTCATCTCCACTGCGATTATCATCGTAACTGCCTTCACTCGCTACTACAATTCTCCCCTTCGGAAATGACAAACACTTTTGATCGTGAAGCATTGGTTGAAGCATACATTGATCGTTTGCTTGATAACATGAGCACCAAAGATTTGCTCCGTATTGTTGGTGACCAGATGGAAGAAAATCTCACCAGCTATACTGATGAGGAGTTAATTTCTGAGGTTGAGTCTTACTATCCCGATCTTCTTGACTGATCATGTTGTACCAAATCACTGAAATTGAGTTTGATTTTGATGATGAAGACCTCACAGATGCAGAGCGTGATGACATTATCGGTGACACAGTAGGACACATCTGGGAGGCAGATGATGAAGATGATCTAGTTGAAGAGGTTACATGTGCGATGGGTTGGTGTATTAAATCCATTGATTATCGCCACGTATTAGTATAACAAACTGAGCGGCCGCTTCGCTGCCCCCTTGCTTCCCTCCCCTCCCGCCCTCTAGGTTAGTCGCCTAGAGGGCATCTGTCTAGGTCGCCGCGGCCAGTTTGAGAGGTGGCACACGGGGGGGTTGTAGGGGGCGCTGCTGACCCTATACTAAGGGAGTCAACAGCAAACGACCCGATGGACTTCGACACCTGCCTTTGGGATGAGATTCAGGACTGCGAGGGTGAGATCTTCGATCAACCCTGGCCCATGGATGATGATGCAGAGCTGGAGGCGTTCTGCCTTGAGTGCTGCTTCGGACCCGAGGAGTGACAGTTCAGGGAGTGGTACACTACCACTCCCACCCCACCCCGTCAACCTCTATACTGATTCCAGTTCAATCAAACGACCCGATGACCGTCCGAACCAACGTCCTTCCCCTTGACCTCGCCACGGTGACCCTCACCGAGGCACAGTGGAGCACGATCCGTACCGCTCTCCTGTGCCTTGCCTGTGACTGCCGCGTGGCAGGTAAGGGCAGCGATGCAGACTACTACCTGAAGGCATACAACGACCTGAAGGCAGCGATGGGGATGGACGCCTGACACACTGGCACAAGGGGGATCGGATCCCCCACCTGACCCTGTAGACTAACAGCATGACAAACAACCCCTACATCGCTCAGATCATCGCCCAGGGCAAGGAGCCCAGCAAGGCACCTGCTCCTAAGGCAGAGTACCCCCGTACTATCCACGGTCGCACCTTTGAGACTGAGGCAGAGTATAGGGAGGCGCTTGCCGATTTCCTGAACGGGATGTGACAGTTCAACAAGTGGCACAGACCGCTTGACTTTCCCCCCGATCTGCTCCATACTACCTTCAGAAGCGAACCCTCCCAGCGAAACCACCCGACATCGGGACAGGTCATGGGTAAGATCCTTCACCACCGTAGGGGAGATCGGTGCCCCACCCCAAACCATTTCACTTCACAAATGTCCATCACTTTGACCGCTAACTACAAAGAAGTTCTCAGCACTGAAACTGTCGAGAAGATCGAAGAATTGCTCGAAGATAACTACGCTCTGGATGACATTCTGGAGTTCATTGATGAGTACAATGAGCGTGCCTTCGTTAACATCTACGAGGAGTATGTTCGCTGTGGTGAAGCGATCGGATACGAGGCAGTAGATGCACTCGCCAGTGAGGATGGAATTGATAACATCGAAGGTTGCGATGATCGCTACCGTGGGTGTTACGATTCTGAGGCAGACTTCGCTGAGGATTACTATAACGAAACCATGAATGTTCCCGATGGTTTGGTGATTGATTGGGAGGCAACTTACGATCGCAACCTGCGCTACGATTTCACCTCTTGTGATGATGGCACGTCCTATCGTTCCTGCCACATCTTCAGCGACTATTGATTAACATTCGCAAGCGTTATCTCCTGCTGGGTATCATCCTCTGCATGTGGTTTGGACCCGCAGGAGTGGCGGCGATTGTCGCCCTGATTAAACTCACGGCTGGGACGCCTGATCAACTGGCACAAGGCAGCGAGACGCCGCCCCCTGACCCTGTAGACTAACAGCATCAACCACAGACAAACGATGATCTTCCGAATCCGCCAGAACAGCAGCGCCATCCATCGCCTGACCGTCAATCCTATCACGGGCACCGCTCGGGTACAGTTCACCAGCAGCAGGAAGGTTTACCGCTTCGAAGGTGTCTCCCGTCGTGCCATGGTGAGCGCCTTGGTGATCCGCCCCCTCTCCCTGGGACAGTGGGTGAACCGTCACTGCCTCGCCTGATCGGCGGCGCTGACCCTGTAGACTAACAGCATCAACCACAGACAACCATGGCAAACCTGATCCGCCTCTCCCTGATCGCTGGCATCTGCCTGATGTTCGCTCAGACCCTCGGCAGCGTGTTCGCCCTCGCCCAGACCCTTGACCGTGTGACAGCTGAGAAGGTGTCCATCCTGGCAGAGATCCGCTGACCCGACCCTGTAGACTAACAGCATCAACCAAACGAAACGAGACCATGACCATGACCCTCAGCACCTACAACGGTTGGGCAACCTACGAGACCTGGAATGCCGCCCTGTGGATCGGCAACGATGAATTCCTCTACAACACCGCCAAGGCATGTGTAGAGTACTGTGGCGATGATGAGACCCCCTGGGAGAAGTTCGTTCGCTGCATGATGGATGGCATGATCGGTCGCCACCTCGGGCAGACCCGTGACGGGGTGGCATGGGATAGCGTCGCCATTGATGCCGACGAGATGAACGCCATGATGGCAGAGCTGTGACGGTTGAGGGGGTGTCCACTGATGCCCCCGATCCTGCCGCCCGACCCTGTAGACTAACAGCATCGAAACGAAACGACCCATGACCATGACCCTCGAAACCGCCAACCTGATCTGGAACGCCTGCTACGGCAGCACCCTCGCCAGCGAGACCGCTGAGGGTTGGGCGACCTACACCAGCGCCCAGCGTATGGAAGCGATCGAAGTTCGGGACGCCCACGCCAACGGTGGACAGTGGGGCATCTGGAACATCAGCGACCGCCACTGAGCGGCGCCGCCTGTAGACTTCTCTCAGTTCAACCGACAGACACCGATGATCCTCTCCATGGCATCCGACCTCCAGACCCGCCAGATCGTGTGGGCAGGTCGCCCGACTGATGACGCACAGCAGACCATGGGGCGCCTGGTCCCCATCACCGTAGAGGCATCGTGGTTGGCAGGTGCCCACGCCGACCGCTACCGTGATGAGGCGCTCGCCCGCCTGCCCCTGTTCACCCACGAGGACTGACCCATGGCATCCCCTCTCAAGTGCCGAGACGCCGAGCGCCAGCTGAGACAGGTTGGCGCTGTGCTCAAGCGAACCACAGCGTCGCATCAAGTCTGGAGGCATCCCGCCTGGCAGTCTGATCTGATCGTCCCGACCCATGGCAGCAAGGGACGCAGCACCATCTCACCTGGCATGTCGGCAGTCGTTCGCAAGGCGCTCGCCGCTGCCACCTGACCCGCCATCCTACCACGCCCCCCGAGCAGGGGGGCACTCGGACAGTTATTTTATAACGTTATCGTTATAACGGCGCGGCCGAGCGATACCAAAATTGATAGATACTATTAACCTACAAAACTTTGAAAACGCTCGACTGTTTTCGCTTTCATAAAAAAAATTTTTCCCACAAAAAAATGACTCAAAAACCTCTAAGTACTCGAACCACGCCAAGCGAAGAGTTTTCGTATATCTTCATAGTCCTCAAAGAACTTTTGAAGATGCTCACAGAAAGCTTGACAAGTCCCAGAAAACCTGTTAGGATAAAAGCAAGAAATCAATAAGACTATGAAACACTTCGTAATTGCGAGTGCCATGGCTTCGACCATCGCATTTCCTTTGAGCTCTCATGCTATTGCCCAACAGTATGCTACCGAATGGTCTGATAAACCCCAAGGTGCTGTATATAACACCCCAGACGGCGGTAAGATTCGCATCAGCCCTGGACCTGGCATCACTCAGAATATGAAACAGGTAGAAGCAGATCTTATTCGTAGGTATGGCAAACTACGCCAAAACTACGTTAACGTTGCTCAGTACGCACCTCAATCTCAGATTCAATACCACCCGCCGAGTTTCTTTCAAGGATCTGGTGGTCCTGTAGTTGTCCCTCCAACTGTAATTAATACTCAACCGAATCGCTGTCGTCAGAAACGCATCAATTTGTTTTTGTTCTTTGATGTAGAATCTTCCGACTGCTGATGGAGCAAGTTACTCACGTATTAGTAAGCGAACGAGAATTTACAATCGTTGTATTTGGCAACCGAGGATCTCAGAGACATTTGAAATTTCACTCGGTTGCTTTTTACAATGCTTTGGAATATTTACAGCAACGTATGCTTAGGCAACATATTTTATATTTTTACTAACTATATAAAGTCAGTTATGTTACAATTATGACACCAAAAGTATACGAAACAACTGTAGAATACAACGAAGATTTTGATGAATATTTTCTTACGTTACCTGACGAACTTGTTCAATCCGTTGGTTGGGAAGAAGGTAATGTAATAGAATGGAGAGTGAACAAAGACGGTTCAGTTTCATTGGAAAAAGTTGACGAATTTTTTGACGAAAGCGAAGAAAATGACTGAAGATAAAACCATACAGTACAAAATCATCGGCAAGAACGGTGAAGTGATTGATGATCAATCATTTAATGATTATGACAAATTAGCAGATCACATGTTAACTTTAGCGGATAAGTGGTATAATGGTTTGTATGATGCTGATGATTCTTTAGAGATTTCAACATTTGATAAGACTGGCGAACTTATTTACACCGACACAGCAACATTTGGAGAGACGATGGATGAACAATCAAGTTTGGAGGACGAGCTTAAGCAAATTGTTGACATCCGAAACGAATCAGCAGGTCAGGGTTTTGGAGAATCAACTTCAAAGCCTAGAAAAAAGAATAAGAAAAATTGAAGAACGCCTTACAAAACTACCAGATCCATTCATTATCATGTACAAACCACCCGAAGGGGAGGATTATGTAAAACTCAATGAGGCTTTGGATGATTTGTATGACAAACTAAATAAATTGAAAGGAACAAAATGTTCAAATGGCAGCAGGAAAAGGAAGACCAGTAGCAACGTATAGGGGATCTGACAGTGGAAGCACATGCCCAACCCCTTGTCAAGTTCCACCGAGAGAACTATCTGGAACTGGAAGTAGTAACAAAGTTTATGTCAACAAAATTCCTGTAATGGTAAATGGAGAATCTTTGAGTCCTTCTCAAGGCAACACATGTACGAATCCTTCATCTACATGCTCCGTCGAAAGAGTAGTAAAAGCCGATGGCACAGTGTTTCACATGAAGCAACCTATCGCACATATCGGAGATCAACTAAATATTGCGAACAATATTAAAATTGTCTCCGTCACAAGTAACGTATTTTCGAATTAATGTATTATGGCAAAAACAACAAGTTTCAACAAGTCAAGTTATGTCCCTGGAAAACCTAAGTGTACTCGTCAAGGTCGCAGTAAAAATACAAATCTTGCTGCATCCTCACGTAATGGACGCAAAAAACGCTATCGTGGGCAGGGTTCATAAAAAATGAGTCAATTAATCACCAATCTGCCACCTCAAAAGGTCTGGGTTCGTAAAGAATATTTGCGAGACCTACAAGATGGTCATGGTGAATTTGTAGAGGGCGTCTGGGTATGTGCGAAAAGCATACCTGGGCGTGCTTTTTATTTTGAAACGTACCTCCCAGAATACGGAGCACTCTACGATAAACTACCAATTAGCGCATTTTGTGGTTCTCCGCAGACTCCAAACCCAGATATGAACCTTCAAAATCTACAATTTTGGGATTGTATGAGCTATGGAGTCGTCTGTGTACAGAAAAAACACATTGGAGAACTGGATTTTGAGGTCTTCACCCGCGATTTTGGTCAGTTGCGCGGGCAATATTTGTTTAGCTTAGACAATTATCACCCATACAACGACAAAATTGACTGTGGAACAAGTGAATTGCCCGAAGAGCACAAGTCTCACAACTGTATTTTGTTAGAAAATGGGCAATTTGTCTTGTATCCTAACAATCGTATGCGCGTTTATAGTCCGTCTAGGACGCCAGAAGTACCCAAAACTCCCGATTTTAAGATATCTACTCGGTTTTATCGCACTGAGATTGGTCTGAAGTGGGGAAGATTGGGGGATACCGATGAATATTTTTGGAAAACTACCGAAGAAAAAGATATAACGGGATAGGAACCCCGTAAAAAGTTCTGTTTTAACCTTTTTGGAGAAAAACAGATGGCAAAATATCAAGTAGACCGCGATATTTCGTTTATGAAAGAAAATTGGGGTACTACAAAGCTAATTACAGACTATGGAGCGATGACTCCGACAAATAACTCAAGAAAAAACAACCCACCAGAAGATAGAATGTCTAGACCTTGTGGGGGCAAGGGTGGATTTGATGATTATGTGGAGCGTTGGCATTGAGAATGGGGTATAAATAATAATAAAATAGAGTATTCTCATGCCTGAAAGTAGGTCATTTAAAGATCTTAGCATTACATTTGCTAAAAATCCTATTACAAATGATCTTATGGTGGTCAAGGATTTCGTTGCGATTAAAAAATCCGTCGAAAATCTCTTGACCACTTACCCTGGTGAAAGATTTTTCAATCCAAATATTGGCAGTCGCATCACCCAACTACTATTTGAACCATTAGATTTCATTAATGCCACTTCTATTAGAGAAGAAATCGAATATACCATCAATGCGTTTGAACCAAGAGTGCTATTAAACTCAGTAAGTGTTGATATAAATGATAGTGATGATGGGTATGACGTAGAGATTGATTACTCTATTGTTGGATTACCAGAAAAAACCGACAGTATTACCCTCTTCCTAGAAAGAACTAGAGTCTAATGGCATATAATCAGTTAACAAGTTTAGATTATTTTGAAATAAAAAATGCTCTTAGAGATTATCTGAGAGCGAATTCTGAATTTACTGATTATGACTTCGAGGGATCAACCCTTGGAACATTGCTTGACGTGTTGGCATATAACACGTATTACACATCATTTAACGCTAACATGAGCGTTAATGAGACTTTTCTTGACTCAGCAACTTTAAGAGATAATGTTGTTGCGAGAGCAAAAGAATTGGGTTACACTCCACGTTCAGCGGTGGCAGCATCAGCTGCTGTAAATCTGAATATTATTCTAAGTGGAGTTAACTTGCCACAATCTGTATTTTTAAAAAGAGGAAATTCATTTTTAACAAATATAGATGAAACTGTATATCAATATGTTTTACTTGATGATGTACAGGCAAATGTTTTGCCCGACAATACTGTAAATTTCACAGACGTTAAAATTTACGAGGGACTATACATTTCAAACACATATACTGTTCCTGCTTATACTGGTTCATATAGCGTACTTTTACAAAACCAAAACATTGATACCTCATCAATTAGAATCAATGTTTATGAGAGTTCTAATTCCTCTTCTTTTCAAAAATTTGTACAGTCAGATAATATTTTAAATGTTGGCGCCACTTCTCCGACATATTTTGTCACTGAAGTTGAAGATGAAAATTATAAGATTACATTTGGCGACGGAATTTTTGGTAAGAAACTCATTGCTGGTCAAGTTATTGAAATAAGTTACTTAACAACAAACGCCGATGCGACGAATGGAGCTTCTGTTTTTACATACAACGGTCTAATCGCAGACGTTGCTGGAAATACCAATTTCACCGTTGCTGTTAATAACGTTACAACGCTCACGAAGGCGTTTGGTGGCGCTGGCATAGAAAGTATAGAAAGCATCAAACAGAACGCTCCAGCGAGTTTTGGAGCGCAGAATCGTGCTGTTACGACACTAGACTATGAAGCGATTGTAAGAAGAATATACCCAGCAATCGCTGATATTATTTCATATGGTGGCGAAGAAGATAATCCACCTGAATATGGAAAAGTAAAGGTATCAATCAAACCAAGAGAGTTAAGTTTTCTTTCATCGTACACCAAAAATTTAATTCTACAAGAAATTAAAAAATATGCGGTGGCTGCTGTCACTCCTGAAATTGTTGACCCTTCAATTATTTTTGTAGAATTGAATTCGAGAGTCTATTATGACCAGTCCTCAACAAACTTAAATTCAAATCAACTTAAGGAAAAAGTTATCTCTAATTTAACTAAGTATATTCAGTTATCAGATACTGAAAAATTTGGTGGCAAATTTAGATACAGTAAAGCAATTAGCACAATTGATGCTTCTGAAAAGGCAATCAAATCTAATTTGACTGATGTTATCATGAGAAAAGATTTTTATCCAGCATTAAATAGTAGTGCTTATTATGAATTTTGCTTGAGTAATCCATTTGATGATGACATTGATACACAAACTTTAGTGTCTACTGGATTTGTTGTTCAGCAATATCCAAATAATATTGTTTACCTTGAGGATAGAGGTTCCAAAGTAGTTTTATATCGCTTAGATTCGCAAACTGGTGATAAGATAGTCCTAAATTCTGAACAAGGCGAAATTGATTATGCGAAAGGTGATGTCAGATTATATAATTTAAATATCATCAAGGGATCATTCTCCGACAACAAAATAGAAATAAGATTAAAACCACAATATAATGATATTATCGCAAAGCGTCAAATTTATCTTGATGTAGACATTGAAAAGAGTTCTTTTACACTAATTCAAGAATAGAAGTAAATGGCATCCAAAGTAAAAAGTCTTTCTGCTCTCGTTGATCATCAGTTACCAGATTTTATAGCATCTGAGTACCCTAAATTTTCTGCGTTCATACAGAAATATTATGAACAACTTGAGTTGCCAGGACAACCTCTTGATTTAGTTAATAACGTAGTTAAGTATCGTGATATTGATACTTATGCTCACGATTTATTACGTCAAGAAACTGTTCTAACGCAAAACGTATTACCAACAGATACTACGATTTTAGTAGAAAATACTTCTTCATTCCCAAGTACAAATGGATATGTTCTGATTGGCAGCGAAGTTATTTTTTACAAAACCAAAACTGCTACTTCATTCGTAAACTGTTACAGAAATGTAAGCGCAGCAACTAAACTAGGTGATCTTTATTCTTCGATTGATTTTAAGTCAGTTCCAAACAATCAAGTTGGTGTAGGAACACCAACAACGGTAGGATTTTTGTCTGGAGATGTTGTCCTTAATATCAGTAATCTTTTTCTATATTCTTTAGTTAAAAATTTTGAAAAAGAATATTTGTCATCTTTCCCAGAAGCAAATCTTAAAACAACAGCAGACAAATCTTTATTGATCAAGAATATCAAAAAGTTTTATGCTGCTAAGGGAACAGAGTCATCAATCAAGTTTTTATTCAATTCTTTAGTTCCATCAGATTTACCAAATGACCCTACGGTTTGGTATCCAAAAGACTCAACATACAAAGCTTCGAGCGGCGAATGGATTAATAATTATTCGCTAAAAGTTAAAATCTTAGGAAGTGTATCAGATATTCGTCAATTAATTGGTTCCAGGATTAATCAAGTAGAAGATCCCAGTAATTCTTCTATTCTTTATGCTTCTGCTGTTATTGATAATATTATTTCTATTGGTGAGGGATTTTACGAGGTTATCCTCGCAGAATCCAGTGTAATAGGTCAATTTTCTGTAATTTCGCAAACATACCTAACCTCACCACTGTTATCCACCGCTTCTACAAATAATAGAGTAAATGTATATTCAACTGCTGGGTGGAAAAATACAAGCGGGCAGTTTGTTGTCGGTACAGAAATCGTAAAATTTAGATCAAAAACAGTAAATCAATTTATTATTGAATCAAGGGGTTCAAACCCAATAACATATTCAGCAAATACTCCTGTATATGAGAAATCTAATGTTTCTGTTTCTTATATTGATAGTACAGGAGCTACTCAAACAAAGGGTTTATTGATTTTAGGTATTTTATATAATTTAGACCAAAAAACTCCAACTCCATATTCTTCTGTTGGAGATTCTATTCAGATTGCTCCATCTGGATTTGAAACAAAAAATCCAATCATTTTCAGAAAGCAAACAAATAGTATTCGTTGGTTATTAAATGAAAACAACACATTTTCTTCTATAACTTCATTAGCGGAAGTACCAGTAAATGTTTCCGCTGTTTATGAAGACGAACAGTATTATTATATTGCTTCTTCTGGGTATCCTAATTACAATATTGGTAAGAATACATGGAATATTACTCTTGCTGACCAAAAACACTTAAAATTAATCAGAAAAACTCCCACAAGAACTACAGAGATTTACGAAACCAGTAATAAAGATGTCGGTGTATTGATCAATGGTGTTCCCATAAGAGGTGTAAAAGACGAAGAAACAATAACTTTTGGCGAGATCACAAATATTCAAGTAACTAACAAAGGTAGTGGATATTTAAACCCACCAAAGGTTTTGGTGATTGATAGTGCTGGAGTTAGCGGAGTAGCAAACGTTCAAGCGGTATTATCTGGAGACACAATTGATAGAATTGATGTTATTGGTGCTGGAAGTGGATTTTTCCCACCCGTTCCTACAAT